ATCTATAGATTTCCGTTCAGCTCCGGAGAAGTTAAAATAAGAACATACTTTATTTTTTTCGTTAAGAATTTCTTCTTCAAAATACTCATTAAAGATACATATTGAGTTTGAATCTAGCCGCTTAAGATAATGTAATAATTTGCTATTAAGTAATTCAAGTAGCTTATTTACAATATATGATTTTACACCTTCTTCAGAAACTATATACTTAACAATATCTAACTTAGCTAACTCGCCTCTTGAAGCTTTAACTCTCTTCTCTAGCTTATTAACACGCTTTTTCGTCTTTACTATTAGTTCATCAAAATCTGTATCAGTCGACTCTATAGCCTCAAGATCACCTTTTAACTCTTCTTGCCATCTATCTAACTGCTCTATACGCTGTTCGATATTCTTTTTATTTTGTTCTTGTAATTTAGCTTCAGATATTTTATTGCGGCACTCATTTATAGCTTTTAAAAATTTATCCTTTCTTACTTTAAGCTCTTTTAATGAATCAGAGTAATTTTTAATATTATCTATTGCTTCATGAATATACTCTTTAAGGTTTTCTTTTTCTTGAGCTATTAACTCGGCATCATGTTCTTCCATAGGACGAAGACATACTGGACACTTTTCTTCTTCAGTTCCCATCTTCTTATATCGTTCCTTTCGTTCAGCTGCTAGTGCCTTGTTACGTGCAACTGCTTCTAAATTAGTCTCGATTCTTATATCTTGATCATTTACAGCTTCTTCTAACGAAGTTATTTGACCTTCAACCTTACTAACATTTATTTCTTGTACTTCTTCGATCTCTTTTTCAAGCTTTTCTTTTTCTTCGGTATTATCTTTTTGACGACCGAGGTATTTTTCTCTTTTATCTTTTCTTGTTTGTAAGATTCGCTGCTTTTGATCTTCATAATTTTTATATGACTTTTCGATCTCTTCTAATTTAGTTAATTGTGTATCATGTTCACGTGAAATTTCATTATACTCGTTACGAAGTGCAGTTAACATGGTACTGAATATTTCCATTCCAAAAATATCCTCAATAAACTTTCGTTTTTCAATTTTATTTTTAGCCATGAAAGGTACAGCATTATTAACCGTCATAATAACACAATTTTGAAAGATAGAAGGTGAAGCACTTAGTACACTATTAATATAAGCTGTAGTATTTTTGATACTATCGCGTGTTCTATCTACCCCATCTTTAAAAATTAAAACTTTTGACGGAGATAGAGTTCGAATTATCTTATAACTATTTGTACCTTTAGGTGAATCTAATTCAAAGTCTAATTCTACATGCGTCTTACCGTTAGTAAGATTGTTAGGTATAAGATCTTTTTTAAGTTCACGAAGTGTTTCACCGAAGATAGCAAAATAAAGAGCGTCGGCTATAGTACTCTTACCAATAGCATTTCTTCGATCAGGTTTATCTTTATTCTTACCTGTTATAACATGAAGACCTTTACTAAATTCAATAGTAACAGGCTCTTCTCCAACAGATAAAAAATTTACAATACTGAGTTTTTTAAAGTTTACTCTTTTCATACAATCCTAGAGTATAATCTATTATCTCCTTTTTATTCTTTATTTCAAGTAAATTTACAAACTCTTCAATAGCTTGTGGTATATCAATACCTGATAAATCCTCTTTATTTTCTGTATCATCTAATAATCGATTAAAATTTATATCATAATCAACAGTTAATACTTCAGGCTTTAGTAATGTTAGCTTCTTTAAAAGAATATCCATATCTGCTTGAGATATATTCATATCGACTTTTAATTTAGCTATATTACCTGCAAAGCTATCTATTACATTTTTAGTAATTTTACCTTCCTTTACTAATTCACTTAAGGATATCTTTTTATATGTAGGTGAAATATTATTATATGTAAAATTATACTCTAAAGTATCTAGATCTAAAATATAATAACCTTTTCTATTACCCGCGTCGCCAAAATCCATTTGAAAAGGATTACCTACATACAATATAGTACCTTTACCAAACTTCTTTTCATGTCTTGTATGGAAGTGTCCTGATATAACTAATGAACTTTTGTTAAGTAAATCTTTAACCTTTAGTCCTTCTTCACAAACTTTATAAGAATTCATTTTGAAAGTTTCTATCTCAAAATGACCGAAGATAACATCACTTTCAGGAATGTCTTGTACTTTTGTGTTCCAAGGACAGAAGGTAATAGTACGATCGAATGCTTCAATCGTATCAAACCGGTTTAAAATGGTAACATTTTTACGTTTCTTAAAAATAGATAAAGAGTTAACATCTGTTCTATGTTTATAGTATATATCATGATTACCAGTTATAGCGATAATATTAAAATCACATAATATATCTAGAATATCTGCAGATACTTGCAGAGTATTAACTGATATCTCACTTCTATTATGATGCCAATCACCACAGAAGATTAAATCTTTGATATTCTTTCTTTTACAATCTTCTTTAAACCAATGAGCCCATTCTATAGCGTAATTATGCCATTCAGAGCTATTCGAGTGAACACCTAAATGAAGATCAGAAAAAATAGCAACTCTAGGCTTATTGATCTTCAAAGGAATTTTCTTCGTCTACGGGTTTTACATATACATGTCCATGAGTATTAGTTGGATCAGACATAAAATCTTCATAAACACGTTCTCTATACTTAGTTACAGCTTCATGATGCTTCTTTTCTTTCTTTATTCGATTTATAAACGCATGATACGCTATAGTTGTAAAATAAGAAAAAGGATTAGTAGCTTTTTCGAAGTTAAATTTTTTATGTTTTAATGCTGAATACATTTTTATTAAAGCGTCTCCAATCATATCATCTTTATAAGTATAGTTGATAAAGGAAGCATTATAACTTAGACCATAAGCTATTTTTTTAATATTTTCAGCTAAGTCATCTGTTAAAATGTCAGTATCGTAGTACTTTTGTAAAGACTCTTTAAAGACTTTCGGTTCTATATAATATGGTTTTTTCTCTTTTGCGGCCATTTGTATTATTATAATATAAGTTTAATATTTTTCAAGAATTTTACTCTCAGTATACTTGATCTTCTCTGCATTGTATATATCTTTACGTTTTTCACAATGACGTAATCCATATCTTAGATTATCACATATATCAAATATAACTAACTTATTTTTTGAAGCATGCTTACGCAATCCCCGTCCTACAGATTGAACTGTACGAATAAAAGACTTTCCTCCCGCCGCAAATATAATATTGTGTAGATTTTTAATGTTAACCCCAGTAGAGAAGATAGAACTCATAGCTACACATATTACATTATTATCTTTCTCCATTATTCTCTTTATATCTTCACGCGTCTCTACTTCTACTTCACCTCTAATAAAGTAGATTTGCTTATTTTCGCATTGAGTAAGATATTCCGATAGATTCACCCCTTGAGAAATATGATTAACTAATATTAATGTATTATTCTCTAATTTACTGCATAGCTTAGTTAAGAATGTATTACGAAAATGACTTTCATATATAAAATCTAACTCTTCTCTATAAGCATTGTCAGTAAGGTAGCGCGGAGGTGTGTTATATTCTAAATTTAGTATCTTAACGTTAACATTAGCTAGATAATCTTCTAATCTTAGTTCATAACTCGTTTTTTCATATATAACCGGGCCTAATTTACCTATAATTGACCACTTATCTAAGTTATTTTCAGGTAAAGTACCGGTAAAGCCATACTTATTATGAGTTTTAATCTTAGAAACTATTTTACTTACCTTATTTGATGCTTTTATCTTATGACATTCATCAACTATTAGTAAATCTACATATTTCATCCAGTCGTTATTATCAAACTGGCTCTGAACTATACCGATGTTACATACTATGACGTTAGCAGTTAGGTCCGGCTTAGTTTTACCTGTCCATTTAGTCATTTTAAACGTTGTACCTACGTCTATAAACTCTTTATACGTTTGAGATACTAATCCTAAATCAGGTACTAATACAATACACTTAAAAGTATCTTTATCTGGGCAGCTTTGAAAGTAATTCTCAATTAAAGCAGCAGTAGTTAACGTTTTTCCAGCACCTGTACCTAGAACACAAGTACCTCTTCCTAATTTTAATGCTTTTCTAATTACCTCTTCTTGATATTCTCTCAATTCTAAGGTAAAGTCTTTATATAGTTCAATATTTTTACCTACATTAAGTATTTTTTTAAGCTTATCAGTTATTTCTATATCTACTTTTATTTGTTCGTGTATAAGAAACTGTCTAATATCCCAATATAAACCAGGCTCACAGTTTCCTGTACCTGTAATAGCATACTTTCTTCTTGCAGCAAAGCGACCGCGGTATCTAGCAAACCGGGCTCCTTCATTTTCAACACTAAAATGCTCTCTTATTTTATCAAATAATGAACTATCCTTAGTTCTTATTTGAATCTTTCTATTACTTGGGTTGTAATCGAAAGTTAACATTAAAGTTGCTCCATTTTATTAATATCAATGATATTTTTAATCTCCCAATGCATTTGACCCATAATTTTTTCAACCTTTTCCAAATATTCAATAATATTATCTTGCTCAGTTATAAACACATTTAGTTTACTTATAGATTCGTGTCTTTCAGCTGCTGATTCAGCTGCAGACTGGCTTATTTTTACAGGAGAATCTGAAATTACTTTTTTAACTACTTCTTTCTTTAACTGCTTTTTATCTCTAATTAAATTATTACGCTTAATTTTAGCTTCCATTAATCTAGCGACCCAAAAGTGCTTTTTTGCTGGAAGTCTCATTTGAGCTTCTTTGATATTAAAATCATCTAATTGAAGATCTTTATTAATTTCTTCAATATACTTTTTTAGCAATTCCATCTTATAATTATAAATATATATAGCATGGAATCAACAGGTAAATTTCAAAAGAGGTTTTTTAAGTTATTAGAATCAATGATCGCAGGTGAAGGCGGTGCTTTTGGTGATACAGCTGAGATTTATGATCCAAGTCAGGGTAGAATATCATCAAATGATAGTGAGTATGCACCAGGAGATGCAAGATTGCCTTATTCGGTAGGAAAAGTACAAACACGTAAAGGTTCAACAGGTAAAAAGAAAAAGAAGAAAAAAGAAAAGGGAGTAAATTTTTCTACTGGTGAAGAGAATGAAGAGAATATGCCTGAAGAGGATGCTGAGAAGAAAAAGAAAGCAGATAGATGCAAGCGTAGAGCGGATTCTGTTTATGGTAAAAAGACTTCAGCTTACAAGTCAGGTGCTATTGTAAGGTGTAGACAGGGTAAAATTTGGAAGAAGAAAAAATGACCCAAAAAGAATTATTAGAGGCTAGCGACTCTCTTCGTCAGTGGTTTAAGAGGGGAGGAACAGATCCTAAGACTGGTAAAAAGTTTAAGGGTTGGATAAATTGCAAGACAGGTGGCCCTTGTGGACGTAAATCTAAAAAATCAGGTGGTAGTTATCCAGCATGCAGACCTACAAAAGCTGC